GCCTTTTGTGCTGATGTTAAACCTGCCTGTTCCTCTAATAATTTAGCCTGTGACATTTTAACAATATTATCAGCTATATTAGACCTTGCTCCTGATGCTATTCCAGCTCCTCCACCTTTTGCACCTGCACTTGCGCGAGCGGACGGTATCGGCATTGATCCGCCTGCTGGCGATTTAAAACCGCCTGTTGCTGCTAATATTGGATTTAAACCAGCTGATTTTAATCCTTTCATCTGTAATCCTGGTGAATCCTCTAATATTGCTCTCTGCCTTTCATACTGTTCCTTTGCTCTTGCTGTTGCGTATTCGCTTTCTCTACCGAACATATCTATTTCATGTTCTTTTTGCTTTTCGAACATTTGAGCTGAGTGTGCTTGTGTATCCTCCTGTAATTCGCTCGAGCTTGCATGGCCTATTAATGTATCTACAGCTGATGATGCAGCACCGCCTAAAATTGATAATAATCCCATTTATAACTCCTAAAAGTGATCAATCATACCTGGTACACCAAATACAGGCATAGGACGTGCACAAATAAGTTGATTATATGTATCTACTATAAAATGTGGTTCTGATGGTACCTGTATACACCTATCAAGAACTGATGTTGATAATGCATCTTCCTCTATAAAAGATTGTGATAATGTGGGTAGTGTTCCAAAATGTTGAGATAAATGCCACGACTCGAGTGATGCCGTTGCTGCATTCTGAAATAATCCACTAATTTGACTAGGTTTATACCTATACTCATCATACCTTGGAATATAACCAAATACTGAATCATCGTTTGCCGATCCGTCGCAGTAAATTTCTTTATTAAGAATTGCTTGCTCTCCTAAATGAGCTAATGATGGCCAATATATATCGTACCTGGTTGAGTGCGAAAAATGACGGTTAAGACCTTCCTGATAAGTTAAATCCATACGTACAGACATAAGTCCCATTACTATTCCATGTTCATGGAATGACTTATTAAATCCATGTCCTTTGATTGTGAATGTTCCATATCCTGCAAGATCACCAATTCCTAATTGTGATCCAGACGTTGTAGGTGCCTGCTGAACTACAGGTGAAATGCTTATGGGTGAACTGCCTCCGCCTAAATATTCAGGGCGGTAGCTTGCATCGTAAAATGAAACGCCAAAGTGATTTCTGATAATTTCCGGGTACCTGGTTCCCGCACGTGCATCACGTTCAAGTAATTTTTGAACCTGGAATGCCTCTCGAAGATCATTAATTGTCGACGCTGTTGCTGTTGTTAAATCAGCCGTTACTGTGTCGTTATAAGTTAAATAAACACCTGTTCCTGTATTTTCCTGGAATGTTCCAGTACCACCTGATTGATAATTTGTATCGTTTCCTGATACTCCACCTGTAGAATTCAATCGTACTGTCATACCTGTTGATCCAGTAGTGTCGTTTAATACTGTTACTGGTGCGCTTGTTCCCAATGGTAAAGAAACCGCATCACCTTTTTGTGGCCAAGGGAGTGCTGATGTGAAATAATCGTGTCGTTTTCCTCTCCTTTGTAAAGGCGTTTGATTTGCCGTTAAACTCTGATTATCTGGACCATCACCAGTTTGTATATTTGCATAATCTATTAAATTCTGGTCACGAAACCATTCCGAATATATAATTGCATAAGATCTTGTTGGTAATGCACTAATATCTACATCATTAGGCGCTATACCATCTGGTACACCTAAATAATTCATTAATGCCTGTGTTCTACCGTTTGCTGTTGTTAATGTTGCATCTGAATCTGAGGCTAATGTTCCTTGCAATACTGGTATCTGATAATCTATTGAATCACCTGGATCAGTTTGTTCTCCGCAGAATTTTCTCCAATTATCCCAAATAATACGATTAGGTACGAAAAAGAAATGTGTATCAACATAAAGATTATCCATAATCGGGAATAATGGTGTTGCCATCCTGGCGAATATAGTTGATTGCATATTGAAGGTGTCGCCTGGTAAAACACTATCCCAATAGTAGGGAATCAGCCAGCCGGCATCCATAGTGAATTTATGACCGAATGTACGATTGAATTTTGATCGTGGAGCTTCGATATTCGGTGTAGTTGCAAAGTTATGTTGCATTACTGATTGCATATTAATTTTCCTCTATTGAAAATATTATTCTTATAATTTCGGCTATATGTTCTTTTCCAAATCCTTTTTTTTCTAGCTCATCCATGAGCTCAAATATATCTACTTTTACAGTTCTCATCCAACTGCTTTTATTTCTGTTTTGGCTGATACGTCGTGTCCTGAATATATCTTAACCGGGTCGCAGGGCTTGATTTCTCCATTGATTGGGTCAAATTCTCCAAGCATGTACATAACGAAATCATCTTTGTTTTTATTGTCTTCGATTGAATGTGTGAATGCGCGAATAGCGCTTGCTGTATTAATTTCGACACGTGGATCATTAAATATCTCCGCTACTGTATCTTTTACTGAGATTATTACTTTTTTCATTAGAGACTCCTTTTTAGATTTTTAGTTTTTGCCTGAGCTATATTATGACGAACTGCTAGACGCTCAGGCGTATTATCTAGCGATTCGTATCCTTTTAAGGCTCTATGTGCTTTTACCTCGTCTATTTTATCTGGATCCATTTTTTCCATTATTTTGTCATAGTATCGAGGTATTTTTCTTGCTGTTCCATTATGATGTATATGGTCTTTGGGGTAGCAATCTCCTGAATAACGTGTAATCCAGTTGTGAGCAATGCCAGTACCATGAGTACCACCACGAGACATAGTGGTGAATTCTGGCAAGACTGGAACAATTTCGCCAGTAAAGCTATCAATTCTTTCGTAAGGTTTAAGACCTGTTTGTTCATCTATTTCATCCTGGCCTTTTCCCAATACTTTTTTCATGATATAGCGTGCTACATAAGCCGCTGACTCATATGTAACATCGCCTACCTGGACGAATCCTTTTCCCCAAATTTTTTCTAATTTGGGTGACATATAGAGGTCGTATCCGGCAGGACTTTTACCGTAAAACACCCTGTCAGTGAAATCATGGCCAAATATAAGAGCATGATAATGAGGGCGATTGTTTTTATCACCATATTCTCCGCATGCATAGAATTTTATTTTTTTTGTTCCTAGATGTTTTCTAAGTCTTTTGATGAACTTTTGAAGGTGTTTTTTACGCAGACCAGTATCCGATGGTAAATTTTCTGCATTATAAGTGAGTGTGATAAAGCAATTTTCTGAATGTAGGCTTGCTTCGTGCATACACCTTAAAGCCCATTCCTGAGATCTTTCCATACGACAGCCTATACACTGTCCACATGGTAATTGTTGATATTGGGTACCAGGGCTATCATAGAACACTATCTGGCCAGTTGGTGTCCGCCAGGCATCCAGGGGTTTATAGCAAGGCATTAGAGCCTTGTTCCGCCTCTCATTGGCCTTGGCTTCATGTTAATGCGGTTAATGCGTGCACCACGCCTGAATGACTTCTTGCTATTACGCTTACCCATTTTATAACGTCGCATGACTTGCTCCTCTGTTTGTATCTTACGATACGCTTGAGTGACCATTTTGTCAAATGGTGTCACTCGGCACAGTTAAGAACAAGTGTATGTACTGTGCCGCGCGATCGGTAATAGATCGCGCCCGCTACTCGCGGGTGTTTTGCGGACGCTCCAGGCGTCCTATTCTTGGACCATCCATGGTCCGCTTTTTCTGCAATAATTGATTGCGATTTTTATAAAGTTACATTTCTTTATTGCTTTTTTAGTAACTATTTTGTATTATATTTATATGATATGTAATGTTACATATCTTTAACCTTAAGAGAGCTTAAACCATGATTATTAAAATAAACGGTAAGTATACTAAAGAGTTTATTGATTTATTTAAGGCTGCTTATGAGCAGCCTAATACAGACATTTACATGTCTTTTTGTAATGAGCATATGCTCATTAATGATGATGTTATTAACCTTATTGAAATTTCCTATGGTAAGGAATTTCTGGAGAATTTATTAAATGCTGACGCTTGATGAATTACTTAAGAGATTAGAACGTGATGAAGAAAAGTTCGAAGAACTTACTAAAGAGCGCGAATCCCTTCGCATTCGCTTATATCGATATAGGAAAGCTATTGCTGCACTTAAAGAGATTTCTGAGTGCGGTGCTGACCAAATTACTTAAATAAAAAAGGGGCCCGAAAGGGCCCCTTTTACTATGGCGCCGGTTTTTCTACCGGCGGAGTCTCCACAGGCGGTGGTGTATCAACTATGACGTGCATTGGCTGGATGACCTGTTCTTGTTCCATTAAACCCCAAGATACCAATTGATCTTTATTATCCGGGTTATGAATATAATCCATGAATTTAGCCGGATTATTATCAAAGTGTTTCCTTATTTCTGAAGGTACCATTGAAAATGATTCTTTTGCTTTTAATATTGCGTTCAGGCTCTCCTGGAAGTCATTTCCTGTTACATCATCATATGTGAATTTCTGTAATGATGCTACTTTTGCGATTAACTCTGTTCCATGTCTTGCCACTATATTGTTAATATCTACCTCCGATTTGTGGCTTTGCTCTGTTTTTGTTTCCTCAAATACATGGACATTTTTATCCAGGCCTAATTGAGTTCCATCTATATCATATTTTCTAAACATTATTTATTTCTCCTATTTCTACCACCTGTTGAACCTTTATAGGCTTTTAATTGATTACGCTTCTTCATTAATTGTCTTCTAGTATGTTCAGTTATTTCTATTCCTTTACCAGGATTAACTAGCATTTCTATATTATCTATTATCGCATCAATATTCTGTCTTGTTTCTCCAAAATATCCAGATTTTCTTGCCTGATCTAGAGCTTTATTAGCCATATCCATTATCTGTTTTGCAAACTGCAATAGCGCATCCTTTGTATCTACATATCCTGTTTCTTCAACTACTTTCGCCTTTTGTGCTGATGTTAAACCTGCCTGTTCCTCTAATAATTTAGCCTGTGACATTTTAACAATATTATCAGCTATATTAGACCTTGCTCCTGATGATATTCCAGCTCCTCCGCCTTTTGCTCCTGCACTTGCCCTGGCAGATGGTATTGGCAATGTACCACCGGCCGGCGATTTAAAACCGCCTGTTGCTGCTAGTATTGGATTTAGACCAGCTGATTTTAATCCTTTCATTTGTAATCCTGGTGAATCCTGCAGTAGTGCTCTCTGCCTATCATACTGTTCCTTTGCTCTTGCTGTTGCATATTCGCTTTCCCTACCGAACATATCTATTTCATGTTCTTTTTGCTTTTCGAACATTTGAGCTGAATGGGCTTGTGTATCCTCCTGTAATTCGCTCGAGCTCGCATGACCGATTAATGTGTCGACCGCTGATGATGCAGCACCGCCTAGAATTGATAAAATTCCCATTTATAACTCCTAGAAGTGATCAATCATACCTGGTACACCAAATATAGGCATAGGACGTGCACAAATAAGCTGATTATATGTGTCTACTATAAAGTGCGGTTCTGATGGCACCTGAATACACCTATCAAGAACTGATGTTGCTAATGCATCTTCTTCGATAAAAGATTGTGATAATGACGGTAAGGATCCAAAATGTTGTGATAAATGCCATGCCTCAAGTGAGGCTGTTGCTGCATTTTGAAATAAACCACTAATCTGACTTGGTTTGTAACGATATTCATCATATCTTGGAATATAACCAAATACTAAATCATCATTCGCAGATCCATCACAATAAATTTCTTTATTAAGAATTGCCTGCTCTCCTAAATGAGCTAATGATGGCCAATATATATCGTAACGAGTTGAGTGTGAAAAATGGCGGTTTAGGCCTTCCTGATACGTCAGGTCCATTCGAACAGATATTAATCCCATGACTATTCCATGTTCATGAAACGATTTATTAAAACCATGACCTTTAATTGTGAATGTTCCATATCCAGATAAATCGCCTACACCTAATTGTGATCCGTTTGATGTGGGCGCCTGCTGTACCACTGGTGAGATGTTTATTGGTGAGCTGCCTCCGCCTAAATATTCAGGGCGGTAGCTTGCGTCATAAAACGAAACGCCGAAGTGATTACGGATGATTTCCGGATAACGTGTACCTGCTCTTGCGTCACGCTCTAATAGTTTTTGAATCTGGAACGCTTCTCTAAGATCATTGATTGTTGACGCTGTAGCTGTTGTTAAATCAGCCGTTACTGTGTCGTTATAAGTTAAATAAACTCCTGTTCCTGTATTTTCCTGGAATGTTCCTGTACCACCTGATTGATAATTTGTATCGTTTCCTGATATGCCACCTGTAGCATTCAGACGTACTGTCATACCTGTGGATCCAGTAGTATCGTTTAGAACCGTTACTGGTGCGCTTGTTCCCAATGGTAAGGAAACCGCATCACCTTTTTGTGGCCATGGTAGTGCTGATGTAAAATAATCGTGACGCTTACCTCTACGCTGTAGATAATGCATGTTAGACAATGTGTCCTGATCGTCAGGACCATCATCAGTCAATAATCCACCTAGAACTGAATCTATTAGGTTTTGATCTCTAAACCACTCATTATATATTCTTGTATATGCCCTAAATGGCAATGCACTTATATCAGTATTATCCGGCACCACTCCATCAGGTACGCCCATATAATTCAATAATGCCTGCATTCTTACTAATGCTGTTGAATAATTTGGAACATCACAGTCAGAAGCCGTTGCACCTTCTAATATTGGTATTTGAAAATCTATTGAATCACCAGGGTCTGTTTGTTCTCCGCAGAATTTTCGCCAATTATCCCAAATAATACGATTAGGTACGAAGAAAAAATGTGTGTCGACATACATGTTATCCATAATCGGAAATAATGGTGTTGCCATCCTGGCGAATATGGTTGATTGCATATTGAATGTATCACCTGGAAGCACACTATCCCAATAGTACGGAATTAGCCAGCCGGCATCCATAGTAAGTTTGTGACCGAATGTTCTGTTGAATTTTGATCTTGGAGCATCGATATTCGGTGTAGTTGCAAAGTTATGTTGCATTACTGATTGCATTTTTAATTACCTCTTTTTATTGGCCTCCAGGGCGGCCTGCCCTGGTTTCAAAGCGTTTATACTCGCGGCCTTATTATTATTATGCTGCTTCTACTTTATGTGGCGGCCTACCTGCATCTTCCGGATTACGCATACTTACGTCATGACCGGAATATATTTTCACCGGGTCGCATGGTTTGATTTCTCCATTGATTGGGTCGAATTCTCCAAGCATATACATAACAAAATCATCTTTGTTTTTATTGTCTTCGATTGAATGTGTAAATGCGCGAATAGCGCTTGCTGTATTAATTTCGACACGTGGGTCATTAAAAATCTCCGCGACTGTATCTTTTACCGAAATGATTACTTTTTTCATTAGAGACTCCGTTTTAGGTTTTGAGTTTTTGCCTGAGCTACATTGTGACGAACTGCCAGACGCTCAGGCGTATTATCTGGCGATTCATATCCTTTTAAGGCTCTATTTGCTTTTACTTCGTCTATTTTATCTGGATCAATTTTCTCCATTACTTTGTCGTAGTAACGGGGTATTTTTCTGGCTCTTCCATTATGATGTAAATGGTCTTTGGGGTAGCAATCTCTTGAATAACGTGTAATCCAGTTGTGAGCAATGCCAGTACCATGAGTACCACCACGAGACATAGTGGTGAATTCTGGCA